CCTTGACCTTCTCCGGATCATTGTCCTGCAACTTCTTCGCGAGATTCAGTTCTTTCTGCGCGCGCAACTGGGCCGATTGGCCCTCGGCATAGGCCTTGAACATTTGTCCGATCGCCTTGCCGCCGGTGCCAAAAGCGTTTGTCAGGCTGTCCGCGATACTGCCGCCGACGCGCTGCCAGTCGCCAATTGCCTGGTCGGCCAGCTTACGCGAAGCCGAGGCCGCCTCGCCGTCGCGCAGTGCTGCAGCGATCCGTTCCTGAGCATCCGCCTGCAGATTCAATGTTACAAGCATCGCCGCGGCTGCATCCGCGTCGGCTTGGGTATGATCTTTGCCATCTGGGCCAGCAGCCTGAACTGCCATGAGTGCGGCGGCGGCGCGCAGCTGTGCCGCGGTTTCCGCGGCGATGGACGAAGCCGACTCAGCGCGCTTTCCGTTTGCAGCCTCAATGGTGGCAATCTGCGCGTTTAACGAAGCAATGTATTTATTTGCTGCGTCATCGGAAGCGGAAATGACAGCCTTTTGGCGCAGGCGATCCTCCTCATCCATAGTCAGGCTCTCGTAACCGTATTTGTCCTGGGCCGCTTTCTTTTTGTCTTCGATATCGTGGATGGCCTTTGCGTTCTTCGCAACTTCTTCCTCGGTGCTGTTGTGGTGGGCGCGCAGGTCAGCCAGTTGCTTGTTATAGCCACTGATTTCGGCACCGGACATCTCGTCGATATAGCCGCGGCGGCGGGAATAGAACTCAGCATCGCCGAGCTCGCCTGCTTTATGGCGCATTTCGTCGATGCGCATCATGTACTCGGCCCCAGCTTTCTCCGCGGCGACCTGGGTGTCGATACGCTTGAGCGCATCAGCCAACCGAGTATTCTCAGCCTGGTCGATCTTCGGCTTTGGATCGCGGCCTTCGGTGTCGCGGTAAGATGGCGTGCCTACGTAGGTGTCCTTGTACAGTTTCATTTGCGCGGCGCGCTGGGCTTCCAGGCTCTTGCCGGCGTTTGCCACATTCAGCGCGGTGGCCTTATCGGCGTAGTCCTGGTCGATCTTGAGGCGCTCGTCGGCCTCGGCCTTCTTCTTTGCCGTACGGGTCTTCTCGCGCTCCTCGGCGGCTTTGGCGAATCGGTCAAAATTTCCGCTCAGGTTCGCTTGCGCGGTCACGTAGTCGACGTTCTCTTGTGCGAGAGCCGCTTGACGCAGCGACTCGATGCGGCGGTTGCGCTCAAAGATAGCGCTATCGCCCAGAGGGGCGCCCGCATCGCTGTTGGCCTTCGATTTAGCGTCGAAGTCGGCATTGATGGCCTTGCGAGCATCCAGGTGCCGCGCCCACGTATCGAACTTGGCAAAGGTGGTATATGCGTTACCAACCTCGTTAGCCAGCGTCACGAAGACTTTGGTAAGGGTATGACCCCATTCTTCAAGCTGGTTGTTCCTGGACAGTTCGCTGACCATGCCATTGGTATCTTTGAGATGGTCCGTGAGGGCCATCACGCCGATGGTCAATGTCTCGTTGAACACCTCACCGAACTTGGTCTTGAGATCCTGCGTGTAGCGCTGCATCGAAAGAATCTGCTTGCCGGCCGTGTCCATGCTCCGCTCGTAGACCCCGTTGATATCGACGCCGCGCTCGAATACCGCGATGCGGCGCGCCTCGACGCGCTCGTTTTCGGTCAATTCTTTTGTGGTCTTACCCAGGGTGTCGGCCATCTGCGCGTAGGCCGATTGCAGGTTGACGTTGATGCCGATGTTGCGCAGGATCAGGACGTTGCCTCGGGCAATGCCGTTCACGAGGCGGTCAAACGCTTCGGACGAGTTGATGTGGCCGATCACGGCCGCATTTTGGGCAATGCGCGCCAATTCGCTGGCATGCTGCAGATCGACGTGGGCCTGGACCAACTTCACAGCTGATTCCCGTGCCTCGATCATGGTGATACCTTGGCGCGCGATACCCTCGGAGGCGGACTGCATTTGCACTTTGGTATAGCCGGCATTGCGCCCGACTACCTCCATCACGACGCCCAGAGTCTCGTAGCGGGCCGCCATCATTGCAGCGTCCTTTACATATTCAGCAACTTTCAGCGTGCCGTATGCGGCTGCGAGAAGTTTGACTGCGCTCGCCAAGAAATCCGACGACTTCGCGGCGTCGTCCTTGGCCTTCGCCGCAGATTTGATTGCGTCTTCCTGCGCCTTGAACGCAGCAACCGACTTAGCGACTTCGGCGGAAACGCCCATCTGGGCAGCCTGATACGCCATCAACTGCGAACGGCTCATGCCAAGCACAGTGGCCTGCTCGCGGAATTTCTCAATCAGCGACTGCTGGCCCAGGGTCAACTGGCTTGTCGACGTGCCCAGGGCGGCGCTCGCTGCCGCAGCAGCTTTTGACTGCTCCGCTTGCATCTGCAGGATCTTTGCCGTGTCACTCATCTGGCCATTCGACACAGTGATGCGCTGCGTGACCTTGGCCGTTGCATCGCCCAGGGCATCCATTCCCTTAGTCGCCTCGCCGCCACGGCGCCATACGTTCGCGCTGGCGTCGCCCATGCCGCCCAGCGCCTTGGTAGCGCTATCGACCTTCGACTCGACGCGGGCGCTCGTATCCCCGAGCGCGTCCAATGCTTTGGTGCCGTCGAGAACTTGGCGGGTGTCGATTTGAATGCCAAGCGAAGCGATATCGGTCATCAGGTAGCCTTCTTATTTGTTGCTTCGAGGTACAGGGAGTCGAGCTTGTCAATGACTTGCTCTTCGAATGGCTCAAAGCGGGTGCGGTACCGCCGATGCCAGTCAAGTATTTCCGAGCTGGTGAGCGGGTTGGCCGCCATGCCGTACTGGCGTTTCGCGGTCAGCCGGCAGAACCAGGTCCAGAGGTATTCCAGCTCCGGAGGGCACCGGAGTTCGATGGCCTCTTCGCGCTTGAAGAGCGGGTGCCGGCGCGCGGCGTCGAGGTGGTCGCCCTTTGCCGATCCGTCGGCTGCCAGCGAAGCACGTTCAAACTGGTGCTTCGCGAATTCCAGCAGCCGGCCAATCAGACCTTCAAAAAATCAGCATCCTTTTCCAGGGCTGCAATGACCAGGTCTTGCCAAGTTGGATACTTTTCGAACGCGGCCGCCTTTTGGCTGGCGGAAAGCTGGATATCCTTGCCCTCACTGGTGAAGCCGAACGTCTCCACGGCGACGGCCAGGGCGATGCGTGCTTGATTGACGTCGACAAGGTGAACCAGCTGGCTTGCGCCCTCTTCGGTCTTGGTGTCGATCGCCGTGGTGCGCTTGGCCGAGCGCTGGTAGCCTTCGGACCGGATGGCGTGGTTCTCCTGACGGAATTCCGGGCTATTCTTCCCGACGATCACAAAACCCGCCTTGGGCTCGCCGTCTTCATCGAACAGGACGGGAACGCGCACGGTGACGCGCTTGTCGGCGCCGGCCAGGATGCTGTCGAAGTCGATGCCTGCTTGGATTTTCTGCGCTTGGTTCATGATTTTTAGCCTTCTATTTTGGGGTGGGAATAAAAAAGGGCCCGGAGGTTGTCCGGACCCAAAAGCACAGGGGACAGGCCCCTGATCGGTTACAGCGCAGTGTCCTGCACCGTGAGAGTGGTTTGCTCATGCTGCGGGTCGGAGCCCTTGTAGCGGAGGATGTCGAATGCGCAGGTCACGATCTTGTTTTTCTCGCCATCGTCGACCTTGGCGGAGGTGATCTTGATGCGGCCGGCGGCGAAGGCCATGACGTTGGCGAGAGGCGCGTTGCTGTCTGCCATGGCGTAGGCCAGCGGCAGCTCGGTTTCGGCTTTGAAATAATCCAGGTAAGCCGAATCCTGCATCAGCACGGTGAATTGACCGGAGCCCATCACCTTGCCGCGCGATGCAGCCGTGGCGTACTTCGATCCGATCACGCTGTCGATCTTCACCTGAGCGTCGGCGGAAAGCGACATGCCGGTGCAGATTTGCGAAGGGATGCCGGCGACCGACAGGAGGGCAGTGGCGCCGGAAAACTTGCCGTTCGCAGGCGCCGCGGCGGGTGCGGCGAAATAGGCCGAGGCGGAATTCGGCAACTCCTGCTTGCCCATGAACGAGAAGTTCATCGTGGTCATGCCGTTCGGCTGGACCGACACATCCATCTTGCTTGGCTGCTGGTCCACGAATACGCGGTTCACGCCGATCTTCGTCTCCTGAATCTCGGCCGTGAACCAGTCATCAGTATGGCCGGTGAGTGGCGTGAACGTGCGCTTGCCGGCGACGGTGACGGACACCGAATCGCCGGCCGCCTTCACGACCATCGCGCTACCGTCCAAGAATTGGCCGTTCAGGTTGGTCGCGGTGACGGAGGTGACGAAGAAGTTGCGCCCGTTGTTTGCTGTGGCGGGCGCGGTGAAACCACCGAGACGCACGACGTTGCCGGCATCAAAGCCATCGGTCAGCCAGGAGCCGGCGGAGCGCACCAGGCCGCCAGCAGCCGCGGCGATCGTGATCTGGGCCGTGACAGCAATGCCGGCCGTGAAGTCCCGGCGCAGCAGCGCTGCGATCAGCGGAGCGTAGGTGGCGCACGCGGCCTCGCCGTTGATCGAGCCCGAGGTCCGGAAATTGCCCAGGCGGGTGTCGCTCATTTGCTGGCTTGGGTCGATCTCGTTGCTCGAGTATTTGTCGGCGTCCGTGTCGAAAGTCGCGGTGACTCGCGGGTAGAGTTGGCCGGTATTGCCGAGAGCTTTCGTGCCCTCGGCGGTTTGTTTGCTCAGGACCAAGAGACTGTCAATGCCGTTTGCGGTGGACATGAATTACCTTTCAGGAAATAAAAAACCCGCACGCGGCGGGCTGGAATGTGACCGCAATGCGGCGGGAATGAATCAGGTGTAGATGTCGGCGTGCCAGGGAGCGCGCACGATGATTGCAATAAATCCTTCGGCTTCGTCGCCTGCGGTGATTACTGGCGTCCGGTCGATCTGGACGTCGGTGCCGCCAAAGCTGAATGTGGCGCCGCGGCGCAGCACGGCCCGGATCGCCTCGGCGCGCGCGGTCGCAGCCGCGGTCCCTTCGCCGGCTGGATAATTGAGCGTGACTTGCAGGACGCCGAGCTCTTGATAGAAGCCATCGCCCATCGTCGGATTGTTTGGCGTTGCGACCATCAGATAGATCGCAGCGTATGGCGTCCCAATCGCAGGCGTGAAGCTCTCACCCTGGTGTGCCGTTGCAATGGAAGGCTGCATGCCGTCAATGGCCGCCTCAAGGGCGTTGCGGATATTGTTCAAGCTCATTTGTAGCTGCTCCAGCCTTGCGCGAAGTCCGCGGCGGACGTCCCAGCACGAACGCCGTTGACCGCGTCATCAAACAGCGTGCCGAACTCCACGACGGTCAGCGCGACAACGCCCACTGGTGCCTGGCGCGACCAGCCCTGCTCGATTCTTTTCGAATATGGAAGATTGTTCATGAGGTAAATGACGTCGCCGGCCTTTGCCTGTGCGACCACGCTCGCGTGCGAACTGATCGTCGCGGAACCATCCGGATCCGTAGCGCCGGTCGAGCCGCTTGCCGGCGAACCGATGGTCATTTGCCAATTCCCACGGAAGCGCCCGCCCACGTACCCCTTCGGCGGCTTGCTTTTCCAGTAAGAGGCGTCACCCACCGGCGACCGCTGGACCAGTCGGCTATCGACCTTGGCCACTGTCGCGCGCACAACCAGGTCGGTATCGGCTTTCGTCTTCTCGATGAAAGCTGCCATCTGCAGCGCGAAGGCGCCCATTACGCCCGTCCGATGAGGGTGTACATCACCGGCACGCCACCGGGCTGCAGCGCGTCCACGTTCTTGATCGCGTAGACCTTGGTGCCGACCGTAGCGGTGTCCTCCAGGTGCAATTCAGGGAGCGGGCCGCCAGCATCGGCCAGCGCCGATATGATCAATTTGCGGTCACCGGTCTGGATCAGTGTGCCGTTGATGTTGCCAGCGCCCAGGTCGTGCGCGGTCACGCCGGTTTCGATTCCCCAGACATTGACCTCGGTGGTAACGATCTGCACGGCGCCGTTGGCGTACGGACCCTTGGTTTTCAGGGTCAGCTTTATCAGTTGACCTTTGCGGCGGAAGGCCGCGTCGACGGTCTGAGCGGTTTTGGCGTAGGTCATGCGATGTCCATAACGTCTACCCCCATGCCGCAGGTAATATCAAGAGCGCAAGCGACCTCTACTGCCTCTTTTGCAGTGTGCCCGAGATGCATTGCCGCCAGCGCATAATCGCGGCCAGCACCCCATGCGCAGAACTTATCTTCGCGGCGCGCTGGGTTTGGGCCATCTTCGCCGGAGTAGAGTTGCAACCCTTCCGGCGTCGCGAAGATCGCGCTTGCGGAATCGTCGCCAGCCTTCTTCGGCCAGTCTGCGTCAATTCGGCCAGCGCGAAACCATGCCAGCAGTGCCATCGCATGACCTTCATTGCCGGTGAAGCCCACAACCCCGCCCGGAACGCGGAAAATCTTCGTGACGGTCGTTGGGTTGCCGCAGCTGGTGCATTGCTTGTCGGCCGCCAGGCTGAGCCCATCCCATGCGATGACAGTCATGCCCGCACCAATCGAACGCCATTGGCGCAGTCGAGGAGCGGTTGGAGCAACATGTCGACCTGGCGGAACTGCACATATTGCGGACTGCCGGGCGCGTACTTGGTCGTGATCGGCCCGATGGTTTCTTCGATCACCTGGCGCTCAATGTCCGGCGTCAGGTCGGAAGCGCCGGCGCGCAGCGCCAGCTCGCAGACCGCCTTCACGACTTCTGCGGGCACCGTGTTCGAAGGAACGTAGGCCATGTAGCTGCCATACCCGACGTCGTCGAGCCGCACGTCGTAGCGCGGCCAGTCCAGGGCCTGGGTCGAGTTGGCGCGCACGCCCTTCCATTTGCCGCGGTACCGCTGCTGCAGGTAGTCGCAGGCCCGGATGATCGCCTGCTCCTGCTGGTCGGTGGTCATATCGCCGAACAGGCTGTTCCCGCGCGCCGAGTGATACGCCGCGCAGTCTGCCGCCGACACGTACGTCTGCGCATCCGGCGCCGCCTGGCCAGTCTCAACGATCAACGTCATGGGTATTTCCTTTGCTTGCCGGCGAGCGGAAGAACTCGAACAGCTTTGATGGGTAAAGAGTGGACCAAGCCGGCAATCGGAAACCTAGGCGCCGGCACTGTCTGGCGATCGAAGATGACACCGCCGTTGACGATCTGCCGGTCAAATATGACCTTGATCACGGCACGCGGACCGGGCCGAAGAATCCGAAGTAGTCCAGCGGGTTGCCGCCGGTGTAATTGTCCAGACTAAGGAAGCCAACGGCGTCAGAGAGCAGCGCCGTCTGGATCGGTACCGACACCAAGCCGGACGCGTTGGAGGATAAGCCTCCACCAGATGAGGTAATGACGCCTCGTGAGTCAGACCAGGCCCAGTTAATCCCGGTGATATTCGCGCGCACGCCGCCATTCCCTGTCGCCTTCAACGTCAGCGGCAGGACCTTATCCGTCAGCACAGGCGCGACAGGTGCCGCCAGTGTAGTGACGTCAAGCGTCAGCGGCGTCAGTGCGCCGTTGTCGGAGGTGTCGTAGGCAAGTACCTCGACGGTGTACAGAGTCTGGTCGGTCAAGCCCGCATAGCTCTTGGAGCGGGTCAGGCCGGTGCTGACCTCGGCGCCGCCATTGAGCCGCCACTTGTATTCCTTGATGGCGACGTTGTCGGTTGCAGCCGGCACCGAGACCGTGAAGCCGGACGCGGTGACCGCGCTTTGACTGATGGAGCCGACCATCACAGGGCGGGTCGTATCGCCAGTCTGGACGAGAGCGGCGACCGTCAAAGTCACGTCGACGTGGTAGTTGCTGTCCTGCGTCGATGTGAAGCGAAACACGCCGCTTTGGCTGCTTGAGGTCGCCGCCGGCATGGTGATGGCGCCGCCGGCCACGGATCCGACTCCACTAAACTTCGCGCTCGTGTAGCCCTGGCCGGGATTGTTAATGCCCTGGACTGCGATTGCGACATTCGTTGTCGAGCCCCCGGCGACCGTTGCTGCCGTCGGATTGGCAGTTATGCCGGTAACAGTCGGGCTGCCGCCCTGCGCGGGCGCGCGGGCCGGCGCCAGGTACCCTTTACCGCTGCCCGTAAGGGTCTTGGGAGCGAGGAAGCCTGGCATTTAGCTCACCGCCACGTTGCCGAAGAAATGGCGCCCGTCACTCATCAGAACGCTGAGCTTACCGGTCGCCCCTGCCGCAAGGGATGATTGGAAAGAGAAGGTCAGCACGCCAGACCCGTTTGTTGTTTGTGCAGTCGACGAGTAGCGCTGGATTCCGCCCTCTGTAAAAGTCACTTCCAATCCTGCCAGGTTGAGTGCATTACCAGCGACCTCTTCGAGAGTAAAAGTCACTGTCCGAGTCGTTAATTGAGGAGTTCCTGCCAATGCCGCGCGGACGGCTCCTGCGGCCAGAGGCGCGATGTGCGCGATGTTCTCATTGCCATAAGGATGCAGTGCATCGGCCGAATTAACAGTGTTGAACCAGCTGGCGGTGTCGACATAGGTGCAGCGCGAGGGCGCGGAGCACGCTGCAATCGCGGCCTGCAGGTTCGCTGCCTGGCTGGTGTCCTTAAACGGCCGGAATACGATGATCTTGGCCGAAGAGGCCGCCAGAAGCCCATTGAGAACCCCCGTGGCTGCGGACACCGTGTTGGCCGTGCTGTCGTTCGTCCCCATGTTGATGGCGATGAAATCGAGTGCGGTTGCAAAGGTGCGCGCCACGCCACTGGACAGCAAATTGTAGGTGCTGCCGAAAATTGGCACATCGGGGTTGCCCGTGACCGTAAAGCCGTGCCGGCCGAAACCGATCACGCCGATTTCGGCGCCCAGCAGCTTGCCCATGATGTACGCCCAGCTCTGCCGGGCATCGTTGCGGTCGGTGTCATTGTTCGCGGTCGCATTGAGCGTGCGCACACCCTCCGTGATGCTGTCGCCGTAGACGATACCCTTGATCGCCAGCACGGCCGGCTTGCTGATGGCCTTGCCGGAATCAAGCACGATCCCCGTCAGCACCACAGCAGTCTGCGAAGCCGAGGCCCAGCGGTTGATCGTCTCCGAGGTGCTTTTTACGACGACGTGCAGCAGGTGGCCACCCTTATCGGCGTAGTCACTTGTGGCAGTGGGTACCACGATCGCCACGTTGGCGGCAATCGGCACCGTCGTCCAGCTGCCGGTACCGTCGACTTGATACGAGATTTGCGAGATCGGGGCGCCCACGGTCGCCATGTCAAACTGCAGGGTGCACGCTGTCCCGGTGAAAAGGAACGAAAACTCGGCACCCGCATTGATGGTGCGAGCCTTACTGGCCTGAATTTCCCAATTTTCGGGCGAGAATTTGATGTTCACGGTCCCGTTCGTCAGGGCATTGTTGCCGCCAACAGCCGAAGCCGTATAGGTCACCCCGGTGGGATTGCTCAGACCGCCGTTATTGGCCAGGCTGATCGTCTTAGCGCCCGCGCTGGCGGCGGTGTAGGAGAAGTCGCCGGTGGGGGCGGCAGCCGAAAGACTTACAGTTGCCGGCGTGAACGTCCCGCCTTGGCCACCGTCGTTCGGCGTCACAACGACCGTACCGGTGATTGCCCCGTTGGCGGCCGCCGTGAAGTTGCTCGACGCGGCACCGACAGTGCCGGTCGTCGGCGCCACATTGAATACCAGGCCCGTAGCCGGCGTGGCGGCTGAGGCCCCATCTGCGCCGTCACCATTCAAACTGTAAAGGGCGGCCAGATTTGGGGCGGTGCTGCTTGTCGCTGCCGTTGGTGAGGTGTAGCTGGCCGTGTGCTGGCAGGTCGACCATACCGACACATCGTCTACCTCGCCCGTCCAATCGTAGCCGCCGCCGCCCACCCCCGCGAACTCGCGTACGCCGAATATCCCCGTAAGCGCGCCGCCGGCCGCGGCAAAGGATCCGGCCTGCTGATTGACCAAAACACCGTCGCAGAAAAAGAAGCTGCTCGCCCCGTTGGTGCCTAGCTCCAGGTAGTGCCACGCCCCATCGACGACGGAAACAGTCGAGGACAGTGTTTTTTCATTGCCCCCGCCGAAAGCGGCGTAGGCCTTGCCCGCCGCGTCACAGCCAAAATAAAAGGCTTGGGGCTGCCCTACCGCTACTTTAAGCCCTCCGGGGGCTGCCGCCAGCTTTACCCAGGCCGCGACCGTCCACGACCCGCCAGCCGCCAGAGGCGATGTCGCGCTCTCACCGTAGCCAGCGTTTAGGCTCGAACCAAATTTGCCGGTGGAGTTAAACCCAGCTCCTGTGAGCGTCAAATTCTTTGCCATTTTGATCCTAGTTGGGACTACAAACTGCGAGTTTTCATGCGCCCATGCCGTTCAAATTGAACCGTCGTGATGCCCTGCTCTTTCAGCATGGCGAGCAGCGCGGCAAAATCGTCGGGCTTTAGGACCCCGACCGCCGCGTGCAAATATGCCAGCGTGTCGGTGAGGTGCGTCACGGTGACAATTGCGCGGTAGGGAATGCGCTGGGCGTAGCCGTTTGGCTCGTCGTAGGCGCGGACTTGGGATACGGAGCGCGACATGTGCAAAAAGGTCATGGCGCGCTCCAAGGGGAGATTGGACGGTGCTACTGGGGGAAACTCAGGCTGAAGTCCGCAACGGCCTGGTCGGCTTCCGGGCGGCTCAGGTTCTTGGCGTAGACCTCGGACCACAGAGCGCGCACGAAATAGGCGCGATCTGAAGGAACCAGGGCCGTGGGGATGGCCGCAAGGTTGGTGGCTGGCTGGGCTGGCTGGGCGGCTTCGGCCGGCGGCGCTGGCATCGGAGCCCCGTCCACTGAGGCGGGCGGCGTGACCGAAATGTCCGGTGAGACGTGGATTGGCTCTTGAGGCACTGCTGAGGCCGTCACGACCGGCTGACTGATGGCTGTATGCATCGCGCGAGCGGCGCCCTCGGCCGCGACGTCGACAAGAAAGGCGCGGAGTTGCGCTAAAGCATCGGGGGTCAAGATTTCGATCATGATCATTCCTTCTAATTGGCTGGTAGAGCGAGTGATGGTGTCGGCGGAACTCGCTCGACGAGAACTACGTTTCGTTTTTTGCCAGGCGTGAGAGTGATCGCGCCCTCGGCTTCGAGGCGTCGCAGGCAAACTTGCGCGCAATTTGGAGATGCCCACCCCAGACGCGCAGAAATCTCTTCCAGCGACGGCGATGCGCCTTCGCTCAGCCAGTAGTCGGCGATGAACTTGAGCGCCTTGGCGCGCTTGATCTGCCACTTGTCCACCAGTTCCGTGACGACCGCAGGCTGAGCCTCCACGGAAAACTCTTCCTCGAAAATCAGATCGCGCATTTCGGCGACTGAGCATCCCAGGCACTCGTGCAGGCGGAGGATCAGGAATGCAGAAAGAAACGAGTGGTCGTGGCGAATTTTCGAGATGAGAGGTCGCTGCACGTCTAGCCGACGGCACAGGTCTGAGTCGCTTTTGAGCCCATGCTGCGCCTTGACGCGGTCCAGGTACTCAGATGCGGTCAGTTTGCCCATGGCTGATATTGACGATTACTGCGCGGCCGCGTCGAGCAGCGCCTGCAGGTCCGCTTTCTTGGCCGCTGGATCGAACGGGATCGACTTTGCAGTCAGGGCGTCGCGGAGTTCGGCGACGGTCAGCGACTTGGCGGTTTCGGCGCCCTGCTCTGCCAATTTGGCGGCAACTTCAGCCAGGCGGGCGCGCTCAGCTTCTTGTTCGCCAGCCTGGGCGTCGAGCCGGGTCTGTTCAGCGACGATGTTGGCATGCATGCGTTCGAGCTCGGCACGGGCGTTGTCCACGTCCTGCGAAGTCAGCGCCCGCGGTTGCTCGACCGGCAGATTTTCGAGGTCAACAGGCTCGACCGCTTCGTGCAGGTCGGCGTTGAAGTCGGCCAGATTGATGACGACGAAGCCTTCTGGATTGTCGTCGGTCGGCTCGGATTTGATGCTGATGGTTGGGATCATGCTGCGCTCCTAAGTGCAGGGGCCGAAGCCCCTGCGGTGGTTGATGGTTAGCCGAGCAGCAGCGCGATGTGGCGCGGCGCCAGGGCTTTGGTGCCCCATGCCAGGCCGATCTCGTACTTGATCTGACGATACATCTTGTACATCGCGATCTGGAACACGATGCCGCTGACCGGGTCGACCACTTCCATGACGTCTTCGGCCATGTCGATCGCTTTGCCATCCGGGCCGACCGGCATAGCCGGCGCCCGGGTGATCAGCTGGATCGCATTGCGGTCGAACGCGACGTTGGCGGTGTAGCTGTTGCCAGTCGTCATGGCCTGTGCAGATGCTGGGATGGCTTGGCGCAAGCCGGGCTCGACCAGGGTGATTACGCCAGGGCCGGCCACACCAGCGGCCACAACGTACTTGTTGGCGTCGCCGGCAAAGCTCACGACGTCACCAGCCAGCACGGTGCCGGTACCGGTGATCAGGGTGATGGCGGTCGCGCCGACCGCATAGCCAGCGGTGTTGGTGGTGTAGCTCGCGCCAGTGCCCTTGGTGAAAGACTGGATCTGACCCGACTCATGCGGGTAGAAACCGTCGACGGGCAGCGCAATCGAGCCGGTGCGCAGCAGGATTTCGGAGCCCGCCTCGTTGACCTTGAACAGGCCCGATTGCTTACCACGCATGTTGGCGGCTGCTGCGGTGTTCATCACCATGTGCAGGTCGCTCATCGGGGCGCCGTTGTCGACCAGGATCTTCCGCGGTTGCGCAAAGTCCGACAGGTCGGCAGCAACACCGAATGGCGTGGTGCCTGGGGTGCCGTAGGCACGCGAGCCGACCATCGCGGTGGCGGCCAGGTCGGCCTCGACGGCGTTGGCCAGTGTGCGGAAGCCCTGTGCGAACTGATTCATCAGCACGCCGCCGAAGGTGCCGGCATTGTTCATTCCCTTCTGCTCTTCGCCGTTCCACAGCACCTCGTAGGCTTTCGACTTCGAGATGGTCATGCTGGTCGGCGCGATCACCTGGCCACCGCTCGATGCCGCAGTCACGCCTGGAACGATGTCGATCAGGCCGCCTTGTTGGGTGACAGGAATCGTGATCGTTTCATTCAGCGCGGCTTGCTCGCCATTGGAGTTCTTGGCGACGGCAGGGATGAAGCCGACAGCTTCGCGCGACACGATGTCGAGGGCCTGGTAGATCGTTGGGATCAAGCCGGTCAGCGTGTTGGCGCCCAGGATCATGCCGGTACGGGCCATGTGATTGGTGAGGTGCGCGCCGGCGATCTCGGCAAACGCTTTGCCGTACAGCGAGGTTTTGGTAGCAAACGAGTGGCCGTGGCCAGTGACGTTCGCGAACAGATGTGCAACCGGTGCCAGCACCAGGGCAAGCACGGCGGCGACAGCGAAAATAATCATCTTCATGGTAAATACCTTATGGAAAGTTTGACGGTTTGAGGTTTGTGAAACAGACAGGCCATCCAGCCCAAATCGCCAAGCAACCCATCCAGGTGCCGGCCGTTCATTGCGGTTACTTCGGATATAAAAAAGCCCACTGCTGTGGGCCCATGTTGATGCGGTGTTGCTTAGTCGGTGATTGCCACCTTGTCACGAATTGCGGATGACTTTGCGGTGGCGTCGAGGCCGTCGAACTGCGCCCGGCTCATTGATTTGCCACCGCCGCCACCGCCGCCACCCTGCTGAGCGCCGCCACCGGATGCGCCAGATCCTTTGAGGATCATGTCTTTGTTCGGATACTGATTCACCATGACCTGCAGCGCTTCTTCGAAGTCCGCGTGGTTGCCGTGGTTGGTGGCAGAGAAAATCGGGTTGCCTTGCGCGTCCAGCGGGACAAGCTTGCCGCTCTCAACCTTGAAACGATCGCCAAAGACTTTCTGCGCGATGTCGGCTGGGATCGCCAGCTTCTCTGCGATGAACTTCGAACCAGCGAAGCTGCCGCCGATGATGTGATTGTTCAGGTCGCCGGTCAGCTTCAGGTTCTGCTCTGTGAGCGCACGCTCTTTCTCGGCCGCTTGGCGCGTCGCGGCGGCAACTGCTTCTTGCGCGGACTTCGCGGCGGCATCCTTGATCTCCTGGACCTTGCCGGCGGCGACCAGGTCACCGTCCTTGATGTTCTTCATCGTTTCCAGCGCCTTGCGGGCTGCTTCGCCGTCTTCGATGCCTGCGAAGCCCTTGAGCTTGCTCTCGGCGGCTTCGGCGCGCTCGCGGTGGGCCTTCGCTTCACCGTTGAGCCGGCCAATGCTGGCGATGGTGTTGTCCGCATCGAAAGGCGCTTCACGGCCGTCCGCGTAGACAAAAATAGGGAGCTTCTTTTCGGCGTCCACTGCGATGGCACCGTTGCTGTCGGTCTTGAATGGCATGGTCTGACTTTCTGGGCATCCGCCCTATCAATGGCCTTCTGGCCGTGCGCCGAGTCGCGTCCGCTATCGGCATTAAAAAACCGCCCGAAGCGGACGGTATGAAGACTTGGTATTATTTAAAATTTAAGAGGCGAAGATGACGACCGAACATAAAGCATTGCCGTTTGACCAAGCTCTTGAGATTCTCATATCTAAGCTCGAGGTCAATTCAATCGTCGGCGAAGACACCGTCATAGTAGAAACTCAGGACAACAAAACGGCTATATCAACCTTTGCATTTGTGCACGGGATGACGCCCGAAAGCTTGGAAAACGTGATTTACAAGGAGATTGATCGGCAAGAATCAGAGCCAACCATTCACGATGACTACAATGAAATGCTCATCGAGCGGGAGCAGGAAGAATTCGCAAAGTCCGGCGACTAGTGACGATTCGAACGGAGGTCCGTGAGCTTCAAGGGCGATCCGCTCATGTCGACCAGGTCGCGCGGCGCTAGCTTCCCAGAGCGGAACAGTTCGGCCCGGCCCTTGCCCAGCACTTCATTCTGGTAATCCTCGCCTTTCAGCTTCAGGTAGTCGGCGAACTTCGTTTTGCTCGACACCTGGCCGCTCGACGAGGCGCGCGCGCCCTCATCCGGCTCGTCCAGGTCGATCCCCATCTCGCGGAACGTCTTCATCAGCGCGATTTCGCTCGATCGGCAATTCCAGTGCCGCGGCACGCCGCCGTTGTACGGCAGATCGTTGCCAAGGCTCGGCTCGTAGTCGACGTCCCATGTGGCGCCGTCGTAGGCGACGCACGTCAGGCTGGTGTGCCCGTCGAGCGTAGAGACCTGCATGATGCCGTTCGTGAGCTCTCGGTTGAGTTCCATGGTCTTGCGGCGGGCCTCGGCGGCAACCGTCTGCATCGCCGTTTGCACCACTGCCGCCGCATTCTTGCGCGCCAGCGGCATCACGCCAGGCGGCCCAACGAAGCCGGCCGGAGCCTTCGCGGTGACCTGCTCGCCCACGATACGCTTGATGATCTGTTGGTTCGTCTCGCCCAGTGCCGCGCCCGACCGGATCTCGTTCGCCAGCTTGAACGCCGTATCTGCCGATTGCCGCGCCCACCAGTCCCGCGACGGCGCGCCCTGGATCAGCGCATCGCTCGCCAGCTTCTTCAGGTAGTTCTCGGTCGGCAGCGCCACGCCGAGCCGGATCTCAACGGCAGTGGCCAGGGCCGCCTCATTCGCCGCAGCCGCGGTGCGCACGGCGCTCATCGCAGCCCGCAACTCAGGCGCAACCGGCAACGCGGCGCCGGGCGCAAGGTCGACCAGCTTCATCAGTGCGTCTTTAACCGCCAGCGACTCGACCTCGCCTACCAAGCGCAGATCGAGTGCTGCTTGTGCCGAGCCGTAGCCGGCCTCGATCATCGCCGTCGCCTCACGCAGGAGTGTGTTGCGGCCGAGTTTCGTCAGCTCCGAGACGTCAGGCGAATTGGCGATCAGGCTGACCAAGTTGCGTTGCATGGTGATCAGCAAGGCCAGCACCTTCGCCTTGATGTCGGCCTCGGCGCGCAGCATGGCGATGTCCTGGGCCAGCAACATCTCCATCAGCCATCGCTCGAGCGCGCTCATTCGTCAGCGGCGGCCGGCGGGGTCTTGACCGGCGGCACGGCGAAAGATGGCGGCTGGATGTCGGCGTCGGCGCGATCCGCGTCAATCCGCTTCTTTTCTTCTTCCCACGTAATGTCGCCAGAGCGGATGCCGCGGCGCTGCATTTCATCGAAGAACGACTCACTCGACATTTCGCCAGCGATTGTCGCTTTCAGCAGAACGTCGCCACTCGTCTCAGCCAGATTGGCGGCGCCAAAGTCCTTGTAGACCGACACGTGCCCGCCCTCCTTCTCGCCGACCCATTCGGCCATCAACTGCAGCGCGGTATTCAGCGCGTCGTCGAGGTCATGCGCAATCTTCTGCAGCGCTGACAGGTTGCCTTGATTCTCCGAATTCGTCTGCGTGGCGGTAATCTTGCCAGACCGAATAATCAGCATTTCCGAGCCAGCCTGGCGCATTTGCTCTTCGAGAGCGTCAATCTCCTCACGGCCGATCTTTACTGATTCGGCTGAGCCTTGAATAATCTTGGCGTCGGCGTTCAGCGGAAGGTTAATCGCATAGTTCGATGCTGCGGTGACTGGTGCGCCCTCTTGATCGGCGCCAATGAAGACCAGTAGACGCTTGCGGCAGAACCGCACACTATCGCGCTGATCACTCGACTCGCGCCAATGGTCCTTGTTCTGTTCGGCCAAAGCCAGCATTGGCGGCACGGCGCGCATGAAGCCCTTGCGCTTGCCGTAGACCGGCACGAATGGAATCGTCGGAAGCGTAGTGACGCCCTCTTCGTGAAGTTCCCACTTCTCATCGATGCCACTCGACTTACGCCAGGTTTGCCACAGGCCAGGCTCGAGAACGCGCACCTGCTCGATGCGCTTCGATCCGTACGGACCGTCCGGCACCGATGCACTCTCCAGTATCCTAAGTTGCGTCATTTCATCGACGCTGCATGCATTATCTGGCAGCCAGCCGAGAATGTTTTCGACGCTCACCTGAACGAAGTAAGGCCGCACGCCCGCCGCGATTTCCTCGGCGCGTGTCTTAATGCCCTCAGCCTTCGGGAAGTCCACCAAAATGCCGGCCAGGCCAAACGCAACCGCATCCTGACAAACAGCAGCTGCAAACGTATGTAGATTGCGGCCCTTCTTGCCGATCACATCGACGCTCTCCATCCATGGCACCATCACCTCGGGCATGTCGTCACCGGGCTTCAACGGCTTCGTGAAGGGCTTCCCAGCCATGATTTCAACGGTGCGCTCGAACGCTGGATAGAGCGTCGCGGTATCGAGGCGGTACTGCCAGTCGTCAGCATCTTCGCGCGGTTGGCGAGGCAAATATGTTTTGCCTGCCGCACGCATGCCATTGGACCCGCCAAGCAATGCCTTGATGAGGGGCGTGTTGGCGTTTAGCGCAGCCGCCTCATCTGATTGCTTGCGTACATCGCTCATAATTTCCTTTACATCCGCAGGTTACTGACGACAGCCACACGTTTCACGATCGGCCAGCGCTTGACGATGAAATAGCCGCCCGCGTCATTGGCGTGATCGAAGCCGCCTTTTTTGTCCGGCTCGCCCTTGTCGTCGTAAATATGGCGCTCAAGCGCGACCGTGTATTTCTGGCACTTGTTCGTGTTGACCAGGAATCGCCGCTCGCCGTACGTGTTGCACAGCATCGCGTTCACACTGTTGATTCGATCCTTGACGCCCGGATTCGTGGCATCGACTACCACCGTGAAGCCGGCCGCACGAAGAAGCGACAGGTCCGACTCGCTGGCGTTGCTGCTCTTGCGGTTCTGGCCTGATGCGTCTGGATAGACGGTAATGCTGTGCCCGGCATACCGCTCTTTGATCTTGGTGATCAGCGCCGGCGTATCGAACACATCTACAAATTCGTCCACTGCCCGCGGCAAGTCGTCTCGGATGACAAACACCACCGCGGCCATTCTGGCGACGTTGAAGTCGACGCCGATATGCAGCGCGTCGGCAGCAACGCCGGGTTTCGCCGGCTGCACTGTGTCGTCGGTGTGATTCGTTCGCCGGTCAAAGCAGTAGTAGATGACGCCCTGGTAGTTCTCGAAGCTGGCCAGGTACTCTTGCCTGAACGTGCGCGGATCCATCTTCCGCCGCGCCGCTTCGATCTCTTCGGGTGGCACATTGCCGCCATCGACCGAGGTGTAAAGCCAGCTTTTGTGATCCGGCTCAGCACCTTGGCCGTCCAGATAGCTGTCGTAGCAGTGGTTGAACCCCTTCGGCGTTCCGATGCGCAGCGCGTGGCCGCCGACCCGCTGCTCGTCGTTGATGACGAACTTGCAGGTCGAGAGCATCGGCCGCAGCACCTCTTCCCACGCCGCATACACGCAGTCGGCCCACTCGTCGACCAGCGCGAAGAACAGTCCGGATCCGCGCAGGTTGTCGTAAGCATCCAGACCGACGATGCGGATTACGTGCCCGGCCTTTGTGGTGATCGAGCACTCGGTTTCGTTCGGCTTGCCAGCGCGCCAGCTTGGTGGAATCGCCTGCTTAAGGCGGCGCCAGAACACACGCTTGGCCTGCTTGAACGTCGGTGCGCAATACCAAATCTCGTCTTCGACGCTGACGCCCCACTCGGCAGCAAGCCGCGCGGCGCGCCTGATTTCAGCCTTGCCCAGAAACGTCTTGCCAAAGCGCCGGCCGCAGACCGCGTCCCGGAAGCGCGCCTTCTTTTGCCAGCCCCATACATAGATGTTTGCCTGCTTCGGCGTGAGAACGACCGGACCTTCAGAGAATCGGGTCGTCTGGGAGGGGCTCATCTGGCTTCAAGGTATATTCCGGCGCGGATGGAATGCCGCCGCCGGTGTCGCCAGGCTGTTTCGGCGCGTCCAGGCGGCGATTCACGTAGACGTCGCCCACTTCCTCGGCGGCCAGCTTGATAATCTGGATCGCCAGCGGGATATTGCCCTTGTCCTCAGCCTTCACGGCCATCCGGTCAAGTGCTCGCAATCGGCCGGCACGAGATGCGATGCCGATGTCAGCAGTCTCCTCACGGAACCGCTTGCGCGTGTCCTCGAAGAGCGAGCGCCACTTGAGGTTGAGCGACCGGCCAGCGTACTTTGTCGGGTCGTACGTTTCACATTGCTGGCGGGTAACATCGAGCTTGAATTGCTCCTTGACCGCGGCAACAACCTGCGTGGGCTTGTCGAAGCAAGCGAGGGCCTGCACGATGAAAGCCTTCACTTCGTCCTTGAGTGCCGCCATGGGTTGCCTTCTCGTCAAGGGCCTGTCAATGTCAGGCCGCTCTCAGCAGACACGTTCCGCACGCCCTCGCAATATTCAGTTTTGCTACCTCCGGCGCCCGTTTGGCGGCCTCGAGAAGCTTGTCCACATCGGCCGATGCTCCGTATCGCCGGACCACCCCGATAAACTCTTCAACGTCATGTGCGCGCATCCCGAGCTTCGGCAGGCCGGTGTCTTTGTAGAAGGCTGGCGCGCCGAATTCGTCGTTCAGGTGCCCGATGTGATACAGCTCGTGCTCGACCAGGGCGCAGAACTCCGCATCGCTGCACATGCGGCTGTAGGCTGCGTCCAAGGTAATCACGAAGCCCGGCACGCTGCCGAACCAATCACGCATCTGCTGTTCTTGCCGACCCTTCTGCCATGGCCCGGCGCGGAAGGTAACCTCTTCGCACTGGCCCAGCACTATGCGCCCCTGCTTGGCGAAGCCACCGGAGGCCCAGAGGAACTGCACATCAGCGAATTCGAGGTGCTCGTGGTCTTCGTTGTGCAGCGTCGCCCCGTCGAAGATGAAGGTGATGCACGCCCACTCACGCACTTCGGGCGCCGGGGCAAACGCAAGGTAAGGCGACTCAAACAATGCTTCCGGCGGAACTGGCCTGCGAATAGCTGGCAGCGCCTGCTTCCCCTGCTTCGCCATCTCTCAGCGCGGCAGGCACGCGGTGCGCGCCATGTACTCTGCGTGCGCGTCGTTCGCGCTCTTCCGCATCCAGGCATCGAAGCCCATCGTCTCTACCGTGTGTTGTGGCTCGACATACTGGGCAGCAGCCTGCCTTACAGCTTCGATCTCCAAATGCACCATGCTAAAAGTAATGGCTGCGCTGACGACCTCGTCAGGCTCGATGGGGAAGATCTCGATCTTCGTGATCCATTTAAGCGGCGAGCCATCCTCACCGGTCACCCGGGTCCCGTGCGCCGTGCCGTCGCTGGTAATTTTGATCATTGCGGCTCCTTCGGGTGCAGTACCTGCTTCAGCATCACGTCCATCGGCTGGCCAGGCTCACAGCCCAGCGCATGCAAGATCTCGCCGGCGCGCTCGCAGGCCACCAGGTGGGCGACGAGGCAGGCCAGCATGCTGCCGTCAGGGTTGCGCACTGCACGGACGATTATCTGGCGCCATGCGTATGGGGTCACTGCTTGGCTCGCCCCACAGCGTGCGCGGCGTCCTGACGAATCAGGGCTTGCAGGATCATCAACTGGTAGTGGATGTGCTCCCAGCGCGCGGCGGCTATCTTGTCCATCGAACCTTCATCGCGCGCTTGACCCAGACGTTGACGCGTTCCCAGTTGGGCTCACGCCCGGTGATCGCTGCCATGGTGGCCATGCCGTAGACGTATGGCTTCCACCACCAAGCCATCGTTATCCGCAGCGTGATAGAGGTTTGGGCCATCTCGACCTTCGAATAAAAAGCCGCCAGCGCGAGCCGGCGGAAGCCCGAGTCTTGGTAGACAAGGAGGAGACACTGGAGCCGATAGCAAGGGTTCGAACCCGCGACATCCTCCTTACAGGGGAGGCGCTCTGCCAACTGAGCTATACCGGCGAAACTGTTGTGGCGGCCGGGAACTCCCAACCCTACGCGACGACACGCGCTTAGCCACACGACTGACGGCTGGCCCAGGTGCACGGCGCCCAGCATTCAGGGAATAATTCGTCATGCGTGTGGCGCCTCGTTTCGTGAGGCAATCGGCAATCGCGCGGCGGCCGCTCGTTCAATTGCACCCGGCAGGGGTTAATCATCCCGGCGACATCCATTCGGTTAATCGGCGGGCGCCATTCTCTTGGAGTATTACGTCGCGGTAGGACCAAGCTCCACCTTTGACGGTCATTAATTCTTCGCTGTCGCTCTATCCCGGCCGCGTCAGAAACACCCGCGCCACATACTCGACGAACTCCTGCCCCATCCAGGTGGTGGACAGCAGGCCCAGTAGGCCCAAGGCGAGGACGATCAGGATGATGACCACGAACTCGGTCCGCGTCATATCCGGCACGGTGCTGCACCGCGCCTGGTAGTCGACACGGCGGGTACGCGCGCGGCGCTCGTGCTTCGTCATCGCGTTCAGGGAGTCGATGGCGCGGTCGGCCAGCCACATGATCAGCAGGTAGACGGCGAACAGGGCTGCGATGGCGCACAGCAGCGTGCCCGCGATGCGGGTCGGCGTCATTTCGAACATGGGTGGGCCTCAAATGCAGAAAAGCCACCTCAAGGGTGGCTTCTGGGTTCGTTCCAACAGCTATGGTGTGAAGTGAACTACGGCAATTTTTTGCGCGAGCGAAGGCAACTCTGGATGGCTTGCCTTGCTATGAGTCGCTGAGTGGCGGTATCGCGTGAGCGAAAAGTACGACCCCAACGAGAGAGAACTACATTTTACTGCACTATTGCTGAGAAATGCGCAACTAGTCGCGGGAATATTTACTCGCCAAAAATATTGAAGTCTGATGTTACGCTTCCAACAACGTATTGATCTCGCTCGCCAACTTGAGCAACGCGCACCATGGAGACGTCAATACTGCTCGGCGTTATTCCGGTTGCCTTTCGAAATTCCCTTACTGCTGTGGCAGCGGCCATCGCGATAGTGTTATCCATTTTTGCTTTTTCTGCACGCACGGTTTCCAGGTCCATCAATCTCTCCGCAGCAGCAAATTCGCCGCGCCCGAATGAGTCGCCTCCAGCGACATCAACTCGCTCACCATGTCCAGGACCCTGTGACGCTCGAAGTCACTCATGCCCAGCAGCTTGGCCTCGCCCGTGCCCGCGCAGGTACCGCATACGCGCCGGTCCCCACCCACCTTGGCGCCGCGGCAGACCGTGCACTTGCCGTCGAGATAATGCGCCAGGCTGGCTTCGGCCACGCGCTTGTACATCGCCGGCGCCAGGTGCCCGATGGTGGGGATATCGGCCGGCTTGATCCAGCGCCGGGCTTCGCCCTTCTCCGCGACGATGGCGATCCACTCACGCAGCAGGCGGGCCAGATTCCCCGCGTTGTCCTCGAACTGGCGGCCCAGGGTGTCGGCGTACTTCACGCGCTTGAGCAGCGAGCCGATGTCGCGCGCCACATTGTCCGCATGCGCCGACGCCTGCAGCGCTTCCGGCTGGTGATGAAATTGATCATCGCGCAAATCGGCCGACAGCAAGCTGTGAAGGTACTTATCTGCAAATCCCATGCTTGCCATCCTCCAATAAAAGACCCTCCCACCTTACCACGCGCGTCAAGCGAAAGTGAGTTACCGCACATACCTTTCGGCATTTATTTTCGGGTGTTGCTGCTGAGCGTCATCCGGCCGAATTCTGGCGCCGCTGGTAAAGTGGAGCCAGCCCCGTCACCGTCAAAACGCTCCCATGCAGAAGCCCTATCAACCGCCTCCGTACGTCGAGGCCGAACTCATCGCAGACTTGAAAATCGGCTTCCCGATGATCTTCAGCGCCAAAAACATCATTGACGGCGATCGGTTCCACCTCGGTTACAGACTGGAGAGCTGGCTGCTTTCCGCCCGCGTCGTGCTGCACTGGCAGCTGGCCGGGGAAGCTGAGGCGCAGCAGATGGTCGCCTACAGCTACCAGGCCGATCCGGCGGCGCCCGGTGGATTCCGGTGGGTGTGCGAATGGTAGGCCAACAAAGTCAGTGCTACTTGCACAACAGTAGCGCCTCATCTGCACTGAAGCCCTCGCCAACCAAGGCCAGATACTTGGCGCGCGTGACCTTGGCAAGCAGTTGAGTAAGCTCAATTTCCATCGGCATCTTTTCGCGCAGGTCTCGCACCAGCTGGGCCATCTTCACGCGGGGTTGATCTTCGTCTTTCATGCTGCCCTTTCGTGTGCGGCGCTCGTCGGCGCGCCGCTTGGCCGGTCAGTACACGCGGGGCATGTTGTGCTGCATTTGCGCGATAGTCGCCTGGACCATCCCGCCGATAAGGCTTTGCAGGACAACCCCTGCGTTTTGCTCAATGATGGCGCGCACTGCTTCGCTTGCTCCCAGTTGGCCGTTCTGCGTCCAAACTGCTCGATACTCGCCCTTTTCAAACTCTGCCTTTATTGCCGCAGAAAATTGGGCGCGGATCTCGGTGCGAATCATTTCCGGCAGCTCTTTCGTTTGAAAGTGGGCCACATGCGATTTGACGAGTTCGTCCAGTTCGGCTGCAGGAATGAGGTCGACGATGGTTTCGCTGATGCGCTCTTTTACTTTTTGCTCAAATGTCGCTGGCAAGTTGCTCATACGGGGAATCCCTTTCAATGTGCTGGCCGGATCGCGGGCCAGCTGCGCGTCATACCGTGTAGACGTGGCCCTCATTAATCCGGTCGTGCACCAGGTTCAGCGCCGTCGTTACTTGGGCGCGTGTGGCAAGCTTCAATTGCTGATCGTGCAAGTGGAGCGCCGCCGTTATGTCGACAATGGCCGGGCCATCGAGCCGGAAAGTGCCAGTTGTGGCACTTCTGACCTTCGCCCGCCAGGCCGCCGCCAGTGCGAGATTGAAGTCGTCCTCGTAATCGGCGCCGATGTCCGCTTCGGACAGCGCCATGGCGATATTGAGGGCGCTCACGACGCAGCACCAAGCTTCTTCGGTGGCCGCGCCGGTTCGTAGGTTTTCCATGCTCAGCCAGTAAGCGACGCCCAGGTCAGTCAACTGTTCGTCGCGCAGCGGGACGACCTCTTCGCCGCGGGCATAGCATCTGGCGAAGACGGTCAGGCCGCCGGCGGCAGCGACCGGGCGCGGGCGGTATTTCTTGTTGCGTTTAGGCTTCATGCTAGAGTGCCTTTTTGATAATTGGAGGTCTCATGGCGAATCACTCGTATGAGTACAAAGGGCATTGGATCAGCATCGACGTCGACTGCGGCGCGAAGGGGCTTTGCACGTGGAGCTACACAATCGATGGCGCGCAGTTCACAGAAAATCGTGACCGCCGCATGACGTCGGAAGGCGCAATGTTGCTTGAGGCGAAGCATTCCGCCGAGGGTGTTGTGGATAGGATGCCTGCCCCGGAACCGTGAACCGTTCACGCTGCGGCTCCCTGCAGTTCCGTCACGGTCACCCTGGCGAACGGAATGGGCCCATAGTCCTTCCGCAGCGTGATCTGGACTACCTGCGCATCATCCCGCCACACGATGCCGTTACAGCCGTCTTTGATGCCTTTCAGGACGTTGTCGGCGTCCGGCTTCTTGGTCGCGCGGATGGCACCGCTCAACGCGCCGTCGCGCCGCTTGTTGGACCAGCTAGCCGGAATTTGCATCGATAGAAAGACGACGAGCTCCATCGGCGCCGCGCTCGGCTCCCGGCCGGCCATGGCCAGGGTGGCGGCCAGCTTGACCAGGCTCTCGTAGCTGGCGGTCTTGGCCGGCGTGTAGGCGACCACGTGGGCGCCGCGGCGCGCGAACTTCGGGCGGCCTTTGGCGACAGGCTGGCCAGGGATTTCAAAGCAGATCATGCGACCTCCTTCGGCGCTGGTGCGGCGCGGCCGGTCAAGCCCTTCAGTTGGGCCCGCATTTCGTCGGTGAGGATGCTTTTCGGCTCAACAGGGCCTGTCGCGACCCCGACCAGGGACATCCGCTGGGGCGCCGGCGGCACTCCGCCGTTGTCGATTGCTGCGCGGATCCTGCCCTCAAAGGTGAACATCGTTTCGCCCGGCAGCGGATGCATTCCCATCTCGGCGCCCTTGGCCAACTTGGCGTCGTCGGACTTCCACCAGGCTGAATCACCCTTTGGCGCGGCCGCGCGGGCCTGCTGCATGATCAGTTGGTCCCACTTGTCCCGCAGCTTTCCAGGCGAGAGGATATTGGCGCGCCAGAACGAGTCGGCGCCCGCCCATTGAAACAGGTCGCAAATCTGATCGTAGGAACGGCCATCGCGCTCGCGCATCAACCTCACATCATTTGCCCAGGTAGCGATGTTCGGCTTCTTGGAGCCGGGATTGTTTTCGAGCACGACCCCAAACAGCCAGCGCGCGCATTTCTCGTCGGCAGGCACAGCGGGTTTCTTTTCGCGTTTGGGTGTCGGTCCATCAGGACTATTCGGCGCGTCGGGGCGCAGTCCCGACATAATGCTTTTATTCTGTTCTTGGTAGTGTTCCTGTTCCTGGTTTCGAAAGGGTTTGGGTAACCGTTCGCAAAGGGTTTCAAATTGATCCAAAATATCCGCCGGGAAATGCTTCGAGAAACCCCGGAGAGCCGCAGCGAGCAATGGTTTCACGATTGAGCGGTTCGGAATTTGCTCGAAGAGGCGGCCGGCAGAGATGCCCTGGTTCGGGTTCTCGATCGGGTTCCATTTGAGGTAGGCATGCAGCACCACCCATTTCGATGCTTTATCGTGGGTTGCGAAACCCTTCGATAACAGTTCCGCAAACCCTTCCGCAACCCTTGCCGCGTCCCACTTGAGGTCTTCGCATACATAACCTATTGGCAAGTGAAAGCAGCCCAAAATATTCGAATGCGGACTTGTCAGCAGGTAAAGCGCGAGCATACGGCCGGTATCGGACATTGCGCTCGTGTCAGCGCTAGTCCAGAAGGTGGTTTGCACCTTTCCATAGTCACGCATGTCAGCCTCCATCCTGGTCGTAAGCTTCGCCGAGGTCACCATCACGATCCTCGATCAGCGGCTTCAGGTAGTCGCAGTTCTTCCGAATGGTCGGCAAGTGCGCTGAGGGCAGCGGTAGCGCCGTCATCGATCGTTTGCCGCGCACGCGCTGGTCATAGCTAACTCGGTCGATGGCATCTAATTCGTTCTGGTCGTCGTCGACCTCCACGGCGTAGACGGTCAGTGTTTGCAATTCAACTTCGAACCATTTGCTCATGCTGCGACCTCCCCAGCCGCGCGCTGCGCCAGCTGCCACCGCGCGAGCTCGCCAGCCACCCACTCAATGCCCTTGGCTGTGAACTTGGCACTGTTGAAGGCGTGGCCCGTACCAGCGGTACCGGCCTTGACGCAGAACCGGCCGGCGTCGATATGCGCCGCAAACGGCACCATTTCCCCGCCCAGGCGGTACAGGATCTTCTCGTCGATCAGGAACTCTCGGAATTCCGGCTCTTTGACGCGCAGGAGCTTGGCGACCTGGCGGAAGCCCTTCAGGCCTGTCGAGTCGACGTATTTCTCGACGAACTCGACGGCCGGCGCTGCGGCGGCCAGTTCGATCTGGAGCTTCTGCTTGCCCTCTTCCGCATCGGCCCAGGCGCGTGCGGCGGCAACTGGATCGGCGAAGTTAGGCAGCGCAACGGCCGACATCGGCGTTGCCGGCAACGCGGCCGCCTCAAGTTCGCGCCAGCGTGCCAAAACTTTGCGGCGCAGCACCGCGCTGTAACCGGTCAGCAGGATATCCGTCATCTCCCGGTCGAGCGCATATTCGATCTGCTCGCGGTTCATCGTGTCGAGATAGATGCGTCCAAAACTGGATTTATCTTCCTGAAGCTGGTCCATCATGTTTTCGATGTCCCGCTTGACATGCTGATGTTGCTTGCCGGTCAAGTCAGCGATTTCCCGACTCGTCATCGTGGCGCCGGTGGTGGCGATCGTCAGCATGCTGCCTCCTCGTTTTGGGCTGCGTCCATCGTCTCGAAGTCGAACAGCGTGGGAATGCTCAGTTCGCGCTCCATGGCGGTCAGGTAGTGCACCTGGTCGGCAAAGTAGGCCGCGTTCAATTCGGACCCGGCGCCGCAGCGGCCCAATTTCAGCGCGCGCACTGGGACGGTGCCCAGACCGGCAAACGGGTCGTACACCACGTCGCCGGGGTTGCTATAGCGGTTGATGAGGCGGTCGACGATATCGATCTGGAATGGGCAGACGTGCTTCTCGACGGCGCGGTGCGTCTGCTCGCCATTCAAGGTGCGCATCCGTACGATGTCATGCCAGACCATCGGATCAGTGCTGCCAGGCGCCAGGCTGAGGTAGGTGGCCGGCAAGCAGTTGTTGGCAAGCATCGC